ACTCGGAATTGGCGTATGTATAGGCTCCATTTGCCTCCGCAGTCCCGCAGCCGACCACAATCAGCCCGTCCTGCGCGACCTGCACCATCGGCAGGGTTTCTCTAGCAAACTCAAACGGAAACTGCCGAAGCATAGCCCGGCGAGTCACGTTGTAGAGGTCGCTCATCGTCACGGCATTGGGATCGGTCTGCGCCGCGTAAACCGTAGCGCTGATCTTGGATTGACCAAGATGAGAGTTGGCCAGATTGACAATCTCCAGTTCCGTCGTGACGATGCTCATGGCTTACCCCTCCGAGGCTTTAGCCAGAGCAACCTTGACGCGGGTTACTTCTGCCGCTGTCAACTTGTCGCTCTTGGCTCGTTTGCCTGAAATTTCTTTAATCACCGCAACATCCGCGCCGATCTTGTCGGCCAGCTCTGCCACGGTACATGGCTCGTCGGCCATCTTCTGCTCCATTTCGGCCAGAGGATTTTTGATGTGGGCATTGACATCGGCCAGCGTCTGCGGTTCATCCGCTTTCGGTGAGTTGTCCAGCAGAGATTCGGCTTCATCCTCGGAAGCAACACCCGGCTCAAAGTGCATCGGACAGGCTCCCTCACGAACAAGAGCATCGCCCGGCTCGTACAAGCGCGGAGGACTTCCGAAGGTGCAGGTGGTGATACAGCGAAAAACTTTCATGATGATCTCCAAAAAAGGTTAAAACCAAGGGGAGAATTCACTCCCCCTGGTCGAACAAACCCCTCGTCTTACGAGGAACTTGTCACATTGGTCTGCACGTCACGGCACAGGAACGCCGTCATCGTGTGATTCGTGGTCAGCGGCGCACCAGCATGAGTCCAGTACCCGCGAACGAAACGACGCAGTCCGCGAGGAATGCGAGCTTTGACCACCACACTGCCATTCGCCAGCTGCGCTTGGGTAAACGCGGCGCTGGTGAACAGGTCTTCACCGGTTCCATCGAACGCTACGGCGGTGTTGGTCTGCAGCTTGAAGCTGAGCGTTTCACTGTCGTCGGTGGAATTACCCACCGCGTCAGAAATGACGGTCAACATCAGTTCGTTCTCGGCATCCCCAGCAACGCCCAAGTCAATGACATTGGTCGTGGCTGCGCTCGCGGACACCGTCTGGCCATCAGCCAGTTCCAATCTTGAATCAATAATAGCCATGATTTTCTCCTTTTCTTAGATTTGGATGATTAAGCGATCACGCCTTCGGTGTTCAGAAGCTGGTCGCAACGACGGATCGGGATTCCACGGTAGGTCAGAATCGGCTGGCCAGCGATATCCGCATAGGTCAGCATGAGGTTGGTCTTGGCCTGAGCCTGCACGTCCAGAGCCGTCAGCACCGAGCGGTTGCAATAGATCGCGGCCTTGCCGAGATTACGACCGTCTTGCAGGTTGTACGCGCTGGTCATGTGCTTGAACAGATCGGCAACGCCAGATCCATTCGAAGCAAGCAGAACGCTGTTCAAGTTCGCAATGCGAACGATTGAACGCCAGTCACGAACGCTCAAACCGCAGTCCCACTGGTACTTGGTTTCCAACACGGTCAAACGACCGCCGCTGGAATCCGTCAGTTCCTGTGCGCCAAGGTCTTTCACGCTGATACCCGCGACCGATCCCTTGGGATAGATGCCGTGCATCGTGTTGTCGCCCCAGACCACGAACCACATGGAGGTATTTTCACCCGCCGTGGCTCCGCCTGCTTTGATCACATGATTGCCCGACAGCGTAGCCGTCGCGCTGTACACGTTGAAACGCGGCGACAGACCCATGAAGCGCTCCGGATAGACCGCTGTATCGCCATAGAACAGCGAAGAAGCGATCTGCTGGTTCATGCCTTCGAGGAACGGACGTTCTTCGGACAACCGCCATGCGGCTTCGTTGCCATTGAGCATCGCCACCTTCTCGTCGATCTGCGACCGGGCTTCCAGCATCCCGATAGTGTCCTGCACCTGCTTGGTGGTGGACTTGCCGGGTTGCGTGTAGCCGTACAGTTTGCGCCACGTTGCGCTCGGAATACCCGTGCGAACGGTGGTGATGTGGTTTGTGCCGTTGTTGGCTTCGCGCCACGTCATGTCCTGCAAGATGTCGTTGTTCTGCGTGAGCAGCTCAGCGATCATCGATATTTTCCCATCCGGATCAGAACGTCTTGCAACGTCCATCAGGGTAGGATTCAATGCACTTAATGTAGCCATTTTGCTCCTTCTTTCTTTTTGGTTTTGTTAATTCATGCCGGATTTGTCATACAGCTTCTTGGCGGAGAAATCTTTGCCACCACCCGATTCGCCGTCAACAAACCCGCCATCAATGATTTTCTGGACAGATGCGAAGAGTTTGATCACGTCCACATCGTTGCCGATCATGTACGCATTCCGGGCGATTTTTTCTTTAATCTCCGGACTGCCATACTTCTCGACGAACTTGCGGGCCAGCGAGATATCAGCCGGTGGAAGTTTAGCAGCCTCGGCTCGCATCGCTTCATCGAACGATTCGAAGTTCTTGGCTTCCGTTTCCTGCCGCTTGATTTCAAGCTGGGATTGCAGATCGATCAGCTTCTGAGCCGACTCCTGACTGAGATTGCTGTCCTTGGCCAGCTGCGTGAACGAGGATAAAACCTCTTCGTTCGCCTCAAACCCTTCCGGCAATTTGAACGCCTCGTATTTCTCCGGAGCGCCCTCAGTCTTTTTATCAGCACCTTCTGCTGTCTTCTCTGCCGCTTTCTCATCCTTCACAACCGGCGCAGCTTCGGCGATTGCCTCGACCCCGCCAGCTTCTACCGGTTTCGCATCGGCACTTGCCACCGCGACCGGTTCCGTCCCCATAATTGACGCATCTTTGCCACCCGCATCGGCCATCGCCTTGGTTGGTTCATCTGCCATTTGAATTCTCCTTTTTTACTGCTTCCTTCAAAAGTTCAGCCTTGTCGCTCTCCATCGCCTCGTCCTGCATCAGACGAAAAACCGGCATGAAACGAGACGTCCAAAGCACCTGCAAAAGCTCCTGCACCACAAACTGCTGGCCGAGCAGAAAGTCGGTCGTTGCCGCCTTGCCGGAAAAAGCATTCTCCAGCAGACTGGAGCGTTTCATCAGCGACCAGACGAAGCGCCGACCCGGTGGCGCACTCATGACCTCGGCCAGATCAGCCAGGGCGCGGTCGTTGCGAATCCGCGCATCTTCGTTGCTCTTCGGCTCTCCGGTCAGTTTTAGCGGATCATTCATTGCCGCCTCCTACCACGCCCTGCATTGCCTGCGCCGCGACGTCCAAAGCAGGCACTCCATTCACATCAACACCCTGCAATTGGTTGGCCGACTGAGCAATCTGCTGACCCTGATCGAGCGCCTGCTGTGCCGCCGCCTGCTGCTGGTCTTGTTCCATCAGAGCCTCCACATCCTCGTCGGAGCGAATGACACTCGGTGGAGTTCCGTTGATGCCGGCGATCTCGTCGATGATTTGCATCGCGTCAATCTTGTGCCGCACTTCTGGCCAGATGCCGACCATGTTGGAAGCCACGCCGACCGTCTGCTCGATGGAAGAAAGCCCCGCGATCTTCTGCGCCTGCGCCAAGATGCTGATGTACTCAATATTCAGCTCCTGACCGGCGATCTCTTCGGGAGGCTGTGGGATTTTACCATTCGCCAGCAACTCGGCAAAGGTCAGCTCAATCAGCCGACCCAGCATCCCCTGCAGGCGCTCGATGACCGGCCCCAGCACGGAATACTTCTCTTCCATCATCCGCGCTGTCTGGTACGCCGTCTTGATATCCTGTGCGCTGTTGGCAATCATCATGAAGATGTTATTGAAGAAGCCCTCGGACAGCGCCCGTTCGACGTTCTGAATCTTTAGCTCGATATCCGCAGTATTCGGACTGACCTGATAAAGCGGAGCAATTCCAGGATGAACGCCTCCCGGATCGTTACTGCGCGTCAGACCCCACGGAGAAGTGTCAACCAGCGTGTCCTTGTTGCTCGCGTTGGTGATCAGCGGTGGCTTGTTGCCGATAGACAACTGCTGGAGCGAGTCCTCTTCTAGCCGTTGCAGGCGCTTGGCGTTGCGGAGATTGAAATGACCCGGACCGAAACCCCAGACTTGGTTGCCGACCGTTTCCCATGTGCCACTGATGCAAGGAAACTCATCGAAGCCGCGAACAGCCAGCACCTTCTCGGCGTTGCCGGTTTCCCAATACACCGAACGGAGCTTGCGCTTGCCGACACCCGCCATATCCATCTGGCCGTCGTTGGGTTCGATCAGCATATTGACCTTGAACCGCGTGTCGTGGTTTCCATTCGTGTGCGCCGTCTTTACACTGTCGCTGACGTTTTCAATACCAAACTCACCGACCAGCTGCGAGCAGGTCATGTAGAACTTGCGCCCCATCGTGTCCACCTGACGCGAGAAGTTATTGGCCAGCAGATACTCGCCGTAGGTCAGCGTCCGCAGACGAATGATGCGCTCCGGGTCGGGAACGATGATCGCCACGCCCGTACCGAACGCGAACATTTCCAGATAAATCTCAAGCAGCGCGTCGTAGACGTTGGTCTGCGCGAATGTCGCGTAGATCATCTTTTCGACTTCGGACAGCCACTTGCCCTGCGGCCCGGCAACATCGGACATCGCTACGCCACGCAAACCGATGCGGAACCACGGACGCGAGGCCGGACTGATGCCCGACTTTAATCCGGCAGCCGCTATTTGAATGAAATTGATAATGCTGGTGTTGTGGATGGACGAGTCGTCGTAGCCCATGCCTTGATCTTCGCTCGCGCTGTCACCGCCCAGCCCGCGCCCGCGCCAGGGAATCATGAAGCGCTGAATATCCGCGCCCTTCGAACGGAACGGCTCAAACTCAGACGTGAGTCCGAGCATCCTGCGATTGAG